GGCGGTAACACGCCAATTACGGCGTCAGGGGTGCCGTACTCGGCTAGGAAAATCTCCGGATCGATTTCGCTGACAAACACCATCTCCGCAAATTCTATCTGGCAGTTCTTTGCTGACGCCAATAGCACCGGAAAGGTGCAGTATTCGATCAACACAGCAGCGAGCGGTGGCAACTTGTTTGGCTATGCAAATATGCCGCTCTCGGCGCCAAGGACCCTCCGAGCAACTACCTTTACCAGTACGGGCAGCAACTCCCTTGCCTACATCTTACTGTCTTCTTCCTACGAGATTTGATATGGCGATGATCAGCGTTCGGTTTTCAGACAGCTCACAGACTATGGTCACCGGCTACGCCAGTTGCGCCCAAGACGAGTCCGCCTGGCCTCATCAGGGCGAAATATCAACGAGCGATTCGCGTTGGAAGGCGTACTACGATAGCCAAGACACATATCTCTGTCAGCCATATCTGCCCGCCCCGACGTCGGAATAGAGCGCTCGCGCTGATATACTCGTCCGCTACAAATTCCGGCGGACGAGAAAAATGAGCATTTTCCAGCGGTTTCTTGGCGACCCACTTTTTGCAAATCTTGCGCTGTTCGAGCACATCACTGAAGCCACCAAAAATCTCGGCCCGGAGTCGTTCCCGGACAAGAAGCCGTACATTGTTTCAGATCAGCCCGTTCCACAAGAGGCAATAGACCGTATCGGCCCTGTGCTCGATAATGTGGACAGCCTTTCTCCCCAAGAGATCGCGGTGTCCGTTTTCTACATCGGCATTCAATGCGATTCAGACGCGCTGCCCATCCTTCGAAAGATCAAGCAGCACGGCGGCACATTTGTCCCCCATCTCAATTTCGCCAAGACAGAATACCGGTTCGTCAACCGGCTCGCCCATAACGCGATGGTTAAGACGTGGGATAAGGGAGACAGCGTATCTCACCTGAACACCGGCATTCACGAGAACATCTGCGAGGCGCTTGATCTGACGGCACGCCTCGAAGGAGATTATGTAGAGATCGGCGTCTACCGTGGCGGCTCGGCCCTGACGGCACTGAACTACCTGGATGAATTGGCTGCGCGAAACCCCGATTTGCCACATAAGAAAGCGTGGCTGCTAGACACCTACGAGGGGTTCAACTACGAAGAGGCGGGGCTAAGCAGCGACGCGCTATGGTCGGGAACGCACGGTCTGTACGGCAAGGACGAGACGATGACGTACATCCGCGACACGATTATGAAGGACGTGTCGTCTGAGTTCGAATTGGTCGCGTCGAACATTTGCGCCGACGATCTCCCTGACGGCATCAAGAAGATCGCCGTCGCGAACGTGGACGTCGATATGTACGAAGCGACGCTCTCTGCCTTGCAGAAGGTTGCGCCGCTGATTGTGCGAGGCGGAATTATCATCGCCGAAGACCCGACATCGACGCCCGGTCTTTACGGCGCGTTGCTTGCGCTTGACGAATTCATGGCGTCACCTGCCGGCGCGCCGTTCTACAAGATATTCAAGGGATCGCAATACTTTCTGATCAAGATGCAATAGATCAGAACGTGTAGTTTAGCGAAAGCATCCACTCGCCCTTAATACCCGCCGGCGTGTCCTTATCCTTGCTGTATCCGACCGGCGCATTGAGGTAGTTGAGCCGCGCCGAGAACGGCCCCTTGCTCACGGACGCGCCAACCAGCAAGCCAACCTGAACATGCGGCTGGTGGCTGAGCGTCTCTTGCGTGCCAGTAGGACCGAAGCGCGCCGAATCGTTCATTGCAGTAGCTACGCTTGTCCACGTGGTTCGATAGAACGCCGGCCCGGCTTCGACGCCGAGCTGCCAGCCGCTGCCTAGATCCCAATACGGCTCGACGGTCAGTGCGATAGCTTGAATGCCGCCAGTGCTGTCGAAGCGCCTGAAGTCGCCGCAATTGCCGTCGACGCAACTCTGCGTGGCAAGGTTGTAGCCGCCGCGTTGACCGACTGATGAGAAGTCCGCCTCGTCCTGCGGATTCACGCTCGACCATTTCACCTTGCCGAAGTTGTAGTAGTCGAGGTGCGCGCGCACGCCGGGCACAAAGGAGCGCGGCGCTGCGGGTATCGCATTGAACACCAGTCCGACGCGACCGCCGTAACTGCCGTTCGGCGTGTCGTGCGAGAAGCCTTTGCTATAGAACATACCATCGCCGAGCTTAACGGCAGATGTTGCGCCCAGACCGGCTTCGATTTGAAACCACGACTGTTCAGCATGCGCGCTTTGGCATATAGCAGCGCATACCAGAACCGCGAGCACAACGGATACTTTGATAGTATCCGTGGCGCACAAATTTTTTTTAGCCGCATCACCCCTGCGGCGGCCAATAGATGTCGGAATGACGTGGGCTTTGTTTTTCATGGCGTTTGCTCCGTTCTGCGTTCGTTGTTATGACGATATGAAGGATACTAATACGGTATCGCAAACGCAAGAAGTTTTTTGTATCGCAACCCCAAGCCGCTTAGTGCGGCTTTTTCTTTGGAAGCCCGATGGATTCACACATTGTCAACGAGTGGACGCTATCCGCCGCAACGGCTCTTGCTGGTCTGCTTTTCTGGGCGTATCGAAGCCTCAACAAGCGATGCAGCGAAAACGAAAGGGCGAATGCCGCTCTCGCGCTGCACGTCGCCGAGGAATACGTGTCGGTGAAGCGCTTCGAGGGCTATACGACGCAGTTCAATGAGGCGGTGAAAACCATCTTCGAAAAGCTCGACGTGGTTCGAGACAAGATCGATCACAAGGCCGACAAATGACCATCACGCCAGCACTGCTTCAGGTTGCTTGTGGTGCCAGCGCTGCCAATGCCGCCAAGTACGCGGCCCCCTTGCAAGCCGCATGCGATCGCTACTCGGTCAACACGCCGTTGCGCATCGCTGCGTTTCTCTCGCAAGTGGGCCACGAGAGCGCAGGTCTGTCGGCATCGCAGGAATCGTTCAACTACGGCGTACCGGGATTGATGGCGACGTGGCCGCGCAAGATGCCGTTCGCGCTGGCTAACACGCTCGGCCGTCAGCCGAACGAGCCGTTCGTGCCGGTCGCGCGCCAGCAGCGCATCGCGTCGATCGTGTACGCGAACCAGTATGGCAACGGCGACAGCATGACTGGCGACGGCTGGCGATACCGCGGCTCAGGTCTGATCCAGCTAACTTTTCACGACAACTTTGCCGCGTTCGGCCATGACATTTCGCTCGATCTGGTGACGGCGCCTGACAAGCTGCGCGCCGATCCCGCGCTGTGCGCGCTGTCGGCCGGCTGGTTTTGGGTCGAGCACGGCTGCAACACGCTCGCCGACGCTGGTGCGCTCGATTCGATCACGCGCCGGATCAATGGCCCCGCGATGAAAGGGAAGGGCGAGCGCGACGCCCTCTATGCGGCTGCCAAGCACGCGCTCGGCATCTGATCACCGGCGGCGCAGCCTCTTGCCGCCGGAATTGCTGTTCCACAAGCCGCCTCCGGGCGGTTTTTTTACGCCCGAACATGACCGACGTTACCCAGATCCACGAAGAGAAAGAGACGTTGACCGTCGCGGTCAACATCCCAGGCCACGAGCCGCGCAAGACGACGGCTCTATTCGAGCGCACGCGCAAGCAATTGATCGCGCGCGACGGCGGCCGGTGCTTCGTTTGCAACGCGACTGCGGAGCAAAGCGGCCATCCGCTCGAGGCGCATCACCATCCGATCGAGCGCTCGTTCGCCGAAATGATCGATTGGGACCGCTTCAAGCTCGACGCGCAAGCGGGCGTATGGGGCGCTGCAATCAAGGCGTTCGATTGGGACAACTTCACCGACTGGACGCAGTTTGTAGACGACATGACCGTCAACGGCATGTTGCTCTGTAAGAGTCATCATACGGTGAGAGATTCCGGAATTCACACTCTTCCGTTCCCGATCTTCATCGCGCAAAAGTACGGCAAGGAGGGCTACCAGTTCTCGGCCGCAGAAGTCATCCACCACGCAGCATAGGAGCATTCATGGCTCAAAACTCAGCAGTTGTTACGGGTGGCGTCGCAATCTCGGCCACCACCCTCATGCCGGCAGTCGAGTGGGCGCTCGCCCTCGCGTTTCATGTACCAGTCCCGGTAAGCGTGTCGGCCCTTGTCGCTGGCGTGCTCGCATCCGGCGCACATGCAGCGCTCAACTACATTGCGGCGCGCACCGCCGCCAAGCAAGCCTAACTCCCGCGCAGTAACCATCCCCGCCGCGCTGCGGCACTCTCTGGACACAATCCCATGAAGAAGATTTTCGCCGCTCTTGCGGCTGGCCTCGTCGCGCTCGCTCTCTCCGCATGCGCCGGCGCCCCGACGCTCACGTTCGCTCAGCAGGTAAGCATCGCATGCGGCGCTGCTAACGGCGAGATTGCCATCCTGAAGGGTGACGGCGTATTCACCGGCGGCGCAGAAAAGACGCTGACCGAGACCGTTCAGCCCGCAGTCGACAAGGTTTGCTCTGCCGGCGCGTCGGTCGCGAAACCGGACTTGCAGTCGGTCGTCAATGCGACGCTGCCGCTCGTCAAGTCGCTGGTGGACTCGTCGTCGCTGTCGCCTGACAAGATCAGGGCAGCGGACGCAGCGATTGATACTGGCGTGCTGGCGTTCAACATTGCCATCAGCCTCGCTCCTGCTGTCACGGCCACGGCGCCGGTTGCAGCATCGACGCCGCTCGCTGGTGCGCCGCTGCAATGAGCAAGTTCCTGACCGATCTGCGTGTCGAGCTTGTCAGCGACGCGACGAACAGCGGGCGAGGGACGTGGCGCCTGACTGCGCCGCTGATCTATGACTCGGACGTAGCGGGTCGCGTGTTTGTCGTGCCGACCGGCTTCGAGTCGGACTTTGCCTCGGTGCCTCGGCTGGCTATCGCGTTCGCGTTGTGCGGCGATAGCGCTCATGCTGCAAGCGTGGTGCATGACGCGATCTACTCCTATCATTGGGTCGATCGCGCAACCGCTGATGCAGTGCTTCGAGAAGCTGCGCTAGTCTCCGGTGTCCCGGCTTGGCGGGCCGCGCTTTTGTACTATGGGGTGCGGGTCGGCGGTGGTGGCTCCCACTGGAATGGCTCGATCTCGGTCTAGCGCCTCTCGCACAGCCTCTGGCACGCCAGCATGGATCGGCAGACCGTTCGCCTCATAGCTAACCATCTCGCCGATCTGTTCAAGTGCTCTTTGCCCCTTGATCGCCTTGTCGCGCCAGTAGTCGTGCCGCTCCTGCAATTCTTCGAGCGAGCGCACGTACTCGACTCGAGCTTCGATCAACTGGTCGTTGACCAGCTCGCAGCGCGAACTGAGCGGACATTCATGCTCGGGCGGTTTCATTATCAACCTCTCGCCATTGGCTGATTGTCATTCCTGCCTTGGAAACGCTTTGCGATCAAGAAACCAGATCGCAGCAAAGATTGCCGCCAAAACTGAAACCGCACCTGTCGCCAGTAGAAAAGCCGAATTGCTTAGGTCGAGAGCCTTGCCTATCGTGCCGAACACGGCAAGGGCTACGAAAAACCAAAATGCCCCGTACTGCCAGTCATCGCTCATCGTCATAATCCCCCGCGCCTTAGCGCACTCAATCAGCCTGCCATCCGGCAGCGCGGCAGTTACTTCCTACCCCATCCCAAAGCCGCCGGCCGTCCATAATTCTGGTACTTGACCTTCAGCCAGTCGCGCGAGCGGCCGCGCTGATACTGCGAGTCAAGCCGCTTGGCGACCATCCCTTCCAAGCCTAGCGATTCCACCTCGCCAAATACCAACTTACCTTCGCCCTCAATGCCGCTCGCGTAAATCAGCGTGCCGGTATTGTCGAACGACTTTCGAAGCTGCACCTTGCGTTCAGTGAGCGGCAGGCCACGAATGTCGGTGCCGTCGATGGACAGCGCGTCGAACACGTACAGCCGAGCCGGGTCCGACTTTGCCGCGGCGCGGACATTCTTTGGCGTTTTCGTGACCGCGCGTTGCCGGAGTCTGTCAAAGTCCGATCTCCCTGTGTCGTCGTCGACCGTCAGTTCCGCGTCCCAGACGAAATCACCCGGTACACTTTCGACCGCCCGCACGACCTCTGGAAACGAACCGTTGAACAGATTGCCATTGCGACTCCAAAGCTTCACGTCATCACCGGCTTTGACGACCAGGCACCTGAATCCATCGTACTTGAGTTCGAACAGCCAGTCAGGATCGGAGAACGGTCGACCGTGGAGCGTCGCAAGCATCAAATCCGACGCGTCAATCACGGTAGCGAGACGTCCAAGCCCACGCCAGCGCCAGCTTCGCCCACGCATCGTCTTTGGGGCAGCCCGTCACGTCGCAGAAATGGTCGAAGTCCTCCGACACAGTGTGTCCATGCTCATTCCGTTTCTCGGGATCGGGCAGTACGACTTCCAGAATCGCTTCAGGGTTGCGGTACTCGAACATGGCGTCACCTCCTTGCCCGCTCACCAGCAGGAATCGGACCTTCGTCGTCGGCGCCTATGGCACGAACCCAATGGACACAACCGCGCTTAGGCATTGCCTGCACATACGGCCTGCCCTCATGCATGCAGAGGATGACTGAGCCACCCGCGCGCCACTCCGCGAAGTGCTCGCAGCCAACGCAGTGGCGATCCGTCTCCGGCGCATTGAACAGACCCATTTCGACTGATTCCGATTATCGCTTCATAGCAACGATACCACAGCGGTATTGCAAAGCAAATACTAATTCTGCGATGGTATTGGTGCACTCGGCATGTACCAGGGCATTCCGGCTGAAATCCCTAGCCAGCAATGGCTTGAGGCGCATTTACTGCGCCAACTGTACCAAGTTTGAAGCGAGAGATATTGAGTGCGGAGCGATGCGCGCCCGGTGATTCGAGCGGCGTGAAAGAGGGTGCCTTTAAACTTCAGAGAGCAGATACAATTAAGCCGGCAACGGGTGCCGGCTTGCATGTTTTCCTGCTGTATTTGATGCGACTGCACCAAATTCGTACCAATCGCCTTGTGAGCCTTATTCTATAAGGCCGCTTGGTGCCCAGGAGAGGACGCTAATCCGGTATCCGTTCGCCCCGAAACCCTGATGTAACCGTGATTTACGGATACTGTCATGGTATCATTTGGTCAATTTAAGAGTGCGACTGTACCAGATATGTACCAGGGCGGTCGCCATACCAAAAGGAACCGAAAACGTGGCGACATACCAGAAGCGCGGCGAGAGCTGGCGTGCGATAGTTCGCAAAGCTGGACATAAACCGATCAGCGCATCATTCAACACCAAGCCCGAGGCGGTGGCGTGGGCGACGGCGACAGAAGCCAAGCTGAACGAAGGCGGTCAGGTGGTCGACGACAACACTGTCACGCTACCAACCGTTGCCAGACTGCTGACCCGCTATGCACTCGAAGTGAGCCCGACAAAGCGGGGCGAGCGGTGGGAGGTGATGCGCCTTGAAATGCTGGCGCGCAACTTCCCGGTGTTCCAGAAGCCGCTTTCTCGGTTCTCGCCGCAAGACGTCGCCGACTGGCGCGATGATCGCTTGCGCGTCGTTTCTGCGTCATCGGTCAATCGGGAGTTGAACCTGATCTCGGCTGTTTTCACGACTTCGATCAAAGAATGGCGCATGCCGCTCAAGGAAAACCCGGTGCATCTGATCCGCCGGCCCAAGAGCGCGCGCCCTCGTAAGCGCCGCGTCGACAATACCGAAGTGCAGACGATCTGCAACGCGCTCGGTTGGGATATGAAAGCCACGCCGGAAATCTCAAAGCATCTGATCGCGTGGTCGTTCGCATTCGCAGTCGAGACAGCCATGCGCCGCGGCGAAATCCTGAACATCAGGCATCGCGACGTCAACATCGCAGAGCGCTATATCCATCTGCCACAGACAAAGAATGACGATGCGCGCAATGTGCCGCTGTCGTCGCGCGCGGTTGATCTGCTGTCGTTGCTCGCAAAGGGAAAGCCCGACGACCATCTGGTGCCAGTGAATGCTGGATCGTTCGACACGCTTTTCCGCGAGGCGAAAAAAAAGGTCGGCTTGACCGACCTGCATTTCCACGACTCACGCCGCGAAGCCGCGACGCGCATGTCCAAGTTGCTGCCGAACGTTTTAGAACTGTCGGCGGTGACCGGGCACAAGACCCTCAAGATGCTGCAAATCTACTATGAGCCGAAGGCGACGGACATCGCCGCCAAACTCGGCTAAACCACAGTGGGCGTCCTGCGTGGGCGCCCACGTTGCGCAGGCGCTGCTTGCGTGCTCTGAGCTATCACCCAATCTCTCACCACAGACGGAACCCAACGCGGCCGGCCAAGACCCGCGACGCGCGGCGGCAGGCTGGCCGGCTTCTTCGTGACCATCGTCGCCACAGATGCCGGGCTGTAGCCTAAAAACTTCGCCAGTTCCTTGTGCGTCCAGAGTTCTTCCATCGCCTTTCTCCCTATGCCGCGGCGCGCAGCGCGAATCTTTCTGTCGCCTGGCCGCGCTTAATTTGAACTGCCTTGCCAGCGTGAAGGCGTCGCGTATATTCAGCGCACGCCCGCACATACTGACGCCGGCTAACGGTGTCGACCAGTTGCTCGAACAGTGCTATGCCGCCATTCATGGCTTGCAGCTCGTCGCCGGTCAGCACGAAGCGGCCGATCTCCTGGAATCGCTCGCATACCGCGATCATCGCGTTTTGCATGGCATACAGCGGCTCGAGCCCGACATTGCGATTGCCGGCCGTCTCGCACAGTACAATCGCAATATTGCCAGTGACGACAAGCGTGTCCCATTCGTTCTTCGTACCTGTGCCGCGTGATAGGGCAAGCGCGGCCATATGAACGCTTGTCAGCACCTCCAATTTTTCCTCGCCTTGCATCGGCTCGTCTGCGTTGAATAGCGTCGATACGATGTCTTTGGGCGTCACTAACTTGCGAGCCTTGCGCGGTTTTCGGTTGCTTGGCATATCAGACTTTCCAGTTTGTGCGGGTCAACTCGATGACCCGCTTTGCTGCTGCTTCAATCACTTGCTTGCTCCGGATTCCGTCAATCGGTCATGCGGCCAGGGTCGGCCATGAAACCGTTAAAAAACTCGCGCTGCGCCACGTAGACCCATAACCACGAGATCGAGAGGGCAATCAATAGGTTATATAAGGTGTCGCTCATCGTGCTTCTCCAAACATGTCTATCGTCCGCGTGTCGCGCTCAGGCGCGGCTTCGACTTGCAGCACAAACCTCGATGGCGACCAATCGCAAGTCGTATTCGTCTCCGGGCATCCGAACAGGCGAAAGCAGCCATACCAGTTCGTGCAATCACCGCAGATCTTGCCGGCGGGAAGTTGCATGTCGTTTTCCATCACTCCCCCGATTCCTTTTTAGATAGAGAGCGAATCGCCTAGGCGCATTTGTCCGCGCTGTCAGACTCGCCAGCCACATAGCTATCTGGCGGCATGCCGTGATTGACGAACTCGCCATGAAGTTCCTCTCGCTTACGGACGGCCACGATGCTCGCCTCTTCCGGGGTATTGAACGAACCCAGGTAATACTGCTTCCTATTGAAATTCACGAATGCGCAGTACTTGCCTTTACGCTCGATAACACCCTTGTAACCGGTTGGATTGTTTCTCAGCAATCCTTTGTTGAGTCCGTTTTGTCCGCTTGTGCATACCCGTAGATTTGCGCGTCGATTGTCGAGCGTGTCCCCGTTGATATGGTCCACCTGCAATTTTTCGCCCTTATTAAGTCCGAACAAAAATCTGTGCAGATAGAGCATGAGCCGTTTATTCGTGGCAACCGTCACTTTCCTGCACGCGTACCCCTTGTTGAAGTACCACTTCATGGCCGACAGAGCCTCAAAATCTTCGTCGTCTACGATTGCAACCTTGCCTTGGGTAAGAGGAATGCTCTTCATTTATTTCTCTCCCGCTTTCTGAGACAGGGCGGCGATAGCTGCGTCATACTCAGCGTCGCCGGGCGCGTACATACGCCCGTTGTCAGCCTTCCAGCATGAAATGAGTCCGTGCTTTGCAATCCAATCGCGGAGCAAGGCCGCCAGCTCTTCTTTTTGCTCGTCGTCTACCTCGAAGGTCTCTGCGACCTCGCCGACTTCTTCATAAAGCTGCTCGCTGGCGCGTTCCAGGACTGTGTTGACGAGCCACATGTAATTGATGTCAGGCTCGGAGACTTCGCAGATGGCTACAGGCTCATGATCGCCGCCATGAAGCGTGTCAATGGCTTCAACAATCGTCGCTTGGATGCTTTCTTGGCCGTTGGCCCAGCGTTCAGAGTCTTTGCATGTGGCAAATCCGTATTTCATGATTGCTTCTCCTTGTCGTTAGCTGCGGCCGGTGCTGCGGGTGGCGGCATCCAGTGCGTCGGGTCAACGACGACTTCGAAAACCGGACCGTTGCTGTCATAACCAGCCTCGTAAATCCAGTGAAGACCTCCCGCGTAGGTCGGCTTCCCAAACACGCATTCGCTCTTGCGACCGTAGCGACCCCAAACGTCAATCGGTTCCCCAAACTTCGGCGCGCTCTCGATAGGCTGCCACGCATCCCGCGGTGCGCACTCGGCTTGCGTCGTAACAGAAACGGTCGTTACCGGCGTCGCTGCGTGTGACCCATGCCATGACGGTGCGCACTCGGCTTGCGGGGCTGCGACTACGAGCGCTCGCGTCTCATGCCCGTGCTGACGCATCATTTCGGCGTGGTGAATGTCGTTTGCAAATACCCAATTCCCGAAAACCTTGTTCTTCCACTGATACGCCACATGCTCCCCCTTTCCTTCGCTGGCTTGCGGGGCGGCGTAGACGATGCGGCGCGCGCCTTCTCCGGTACTCTCATAAGTCAGCCAATCAACGTCCGACCAATCGCCATCGATGTTCTCTACCTGGTAGATCGGCTTAGTGGATGCTTCGGAATATATGCACTTCGCGGCGCACGAGTGCTCGGGCCACATGCCAACGTCTTTGCTGTACTGGCAACCATCGGCACACGTTGCCACCGGCTCTGCTGCCACCTTTTCGGCGGTGAGTGCGGCGCGGGCTTGCCATACTTCCCATTGATCTTGCACGCTCTGGCGGCAGTAATCGCCGCGCCTCTCACAGCCCGGCTCATCGCGGCGATACAAGTAGTCTTCCCCTCGCATGCGCATCAAAGCCTCAAACGCTTCCCGCTCCCCAACCGCCCCATTGGCGGCGTCCTCACCGCTAGGCGAAGTGTGATTTGTCGTGGTCATTTGCTGTCCTTTGCCTTCGGAATAAGTATGGCGAGGATCTGCGCTGCCTGGTCTTTCGTGATCTCGCCGCGATACTCAACACGCGCTCCGCCAAGGGTTCCGTGCGCATAGACAACGTGATGGTGGCCGTCTTTCGGAGCAACGCGTGGAAGTGGCACTTTCCATGCACTCATTTCGGCTCCTTGGTGTATGCCTCGGTCCAGCCGCAAAGCCATTCGAGGCGATCATGGGTGAAGATCATGTACGGGTTCTGATGTGCGCCTTCGCCTCGGTTGTGAGCCGCGAAGCCTTTCTCATATGGAGTCAACTGCTTTGCTGCTGCCTCAATGTCTTTAGCGGCGTTCATTTGCTGTCCTTTGCGCGAGCATGTTCGATAGCTTCAGCGGTCGCCGCACGAATGCTGCCCGCCATTCCGCTGTCGGTGTCTTCATCGAACTCAACCGGCTTGCCATCCGGGTCGTAAAGCTCGACCCATCCCGCTCCACGCTCAAGATAAATCCGCAGGTCATAGGCGGCTGGCAATGTTGCGGCGGCGGCCTGCATGGCTTCCTCACCATCGTTTCGCTCGTCTGCTTGCTCGGCGTCACCGCACTTCACCGGCTGGTCAAGGCGCGTATCGCAGATGAAATCAACCGCCGCCGCGATCTTTTCATCGTCCGTTCGGGTGTCGCTATCGCGTGCCGCAAGTGCCTGGCGGGCCAACTCTAGAACGTGCTCGCTAGCCTGGACGGGCGCGCCGCTTATGAAGCGCTCACGCGCCGTACCGAATTCCGCTTGCCCGCACGATTGCGCGGGAGCGGTGGGGGATGCGGCGAGCATGGCGCGCGCATGCCATCCGGCCCAAACCGCATCCCGACCTTCCATCCGGCCGATAGCCTCACCTTCTTTCTTCCACGCCCAATCTAAAAATGCCTGCCATTCGGCTTTCTCGTCAACGGGCGGCGCCACGGCAGGCTTGCTTGCAAGCAGGGCGCGGGCGAAGGACAGCACCGTTGAGATGCGAGTGGCATCCACACAATGAGCCTTAGCCATTTCAATGATCTGTTCGTCAGTCATAGCAGCCTCGGCGATCTTGGTAGTGGTGGTATTCATGTCTGATCTCCGGTGGATGAGGCGGCGAGAGCCTGTTTGGCGAGATGTCGAATGGCGCGTTCGATCTGGTCTACCCGCAGATCGTCATCAGCCGATACGTCCAGACGGCCCAGCAGAATGATGGCGTTATCTGCTTCGCCATGACCCGTCCATCCCACCCGCACTGCGTCTGCCTGCTCGGCGGTGTGGACCAGAGCGGCGCGGGCATACTCCATAGCGAAGTGCTCCAAGACTAGTTGCGCGGCCGTCTCGCCTTCGCAGCGACGGATTCGACGCATCACGTGCGAGATGTTGGAAGGCATCGGCGGCATTTGAACTGCGTCTGTATCGGTATTCATGTCGGGTTCCTTGCGGGTGGGTCAGGCGGCTCGATCTAGAGGCTTACGCGTGATCGCTGGAATGCTGCCGATGCGAATGCTCACCTGGTCGTGGTTATCGCGCGCAAGGATGGCTGCGGTTGCCGCGATCAGGTTGTGCGTCAGTTGACTTGTTGGCGTGATAGAGCGCAGGTATGCGTCTGTTGCCTGAGCGAGCGCGCGGGCAAGTTGGTCTTGTTTCACCGTGCGGGTTCCGATGTGTCGCTTTGAGGCAGCCGCCCGGCGCGCAATGACTGAGCACGCGCTTACACGAGCGGCCATGATGGCGTTCGCTGGCGAGCGTAATAATGCTGAGAATTTCGTGTAGAGCATGGTTTCCGTTCTTTTTTGTTGGTTTTGATTAAGTGCTGCTATGTTCGTAACGATACCGCATCAGTATCCGTAACGCAATACCTAATTTCGTGCTTTCATGCAAAGTTCACGAAAACGCCGCTGTTCAGCGTCATATCCGGCCAGGTTGGCGCGCATCCATGCTGGCGATGCACTACGTTTTGTCTTGCGTTCGATTGCCTCGCGTAACGCGTCGCCTTCGAGCAATGCATAGCGCACGCGCGATGTCGTCGCGTCGCGCCATACGATGCCCTTGGCGACGAGCGCATGCAGGGCATCGCGCACGGCTGAGCGCGGGCTGTCATGGAGTAGGGCGCACACTTCGTCTTGCGTGTAGTGATACGCTGGAACCATTGCGCCGATCAGTTCTTCGTGAGCGACGGTTTCGGCTTGGCGTGAGCTGCTGATTGCGATGTTTTTCATTTTGTGTTTCGTGCCTCGTCGATCTTGTCGAGCGCTTCTGCGATGCTGCGTGCGCTCATGTTGTCCTCGTCGCTTGTCCCTTCGTACATTGACCGGTGATCACGAACCGCTGTTTCCAGTGCCCGCAACCGCTCGCACTCCGCCTCAAGCGCCGCATAGTCGGAATGGCGCACGTATAAGCCATTGGGGCAGGGCGCCGAACTGGTGCCGAATCGTTGAACTGTCATGTCGTCTCCATCTGTGGTTGTGTGGTGCCCATCTTCACTGCGCGCGCCGGCTCCCATAGCTCATAGGCGCGATCCCATGCTGCGAACTTTTCCTCGCGGGTAGCATTACCCTGGTCGAGCCATTGATGGCACCAGTGGCATCCCGGCACAGTGCGTGTGTGGCTTGCCTTGAGGCCCATGCCCTTTCCGTCGCGTGACTGGTTGCTATGGCACGGCACAACAATGTCTGGGGATGCTTCGCCGCCACAGATGACGCGCAGATAGCAGGCTTCACCGCGGCATGCCTCCAGATACTTCGATCCCTCGGCGACGGTCGACTTCTTCCGCGCGCGCTTCTTCATCGGCTTGCGCTCCAGTTCCTTCGTCGCGCTGCGAAAGCTGCTGAACGAGCCGCCGGGCTTGCGCTTGAATGCGCTCGGCTTGAGCGGTGTTGATCGCTTCATCGCGCCCCCGCCAGCAATCCAGCGAACGGATGCGCCCGACCATCGCAAGCAGTCCTACGCGCCCTGTACACGCCAGCATATTTGCGGTAATGACGAGCCGATGCCTGTTTGCGTGCTTCGACGAGATCCGGCTGCGGCTTGTCGCGCTTGTCGCCGGCCCGGTAAACCGCGCCCCACAATCCGCTCTTGCCGACCATGCGGTGCCAGTCGCAGATGTAGACCTTCTTCGGCGTCTCGGCGCGCAAGATTCGCAGATGCCGGCGCACGCCAGTCTCGGCGATGCCGACGAGCGCTTCGAGTTCCTTGGCGGTCAGCGCTTCCTGCTCGAGCAGTTCGAGGATCTTGTTGCGCGTGGCGTGGCGCATGCTGTTGGCGTTGAGCTTGCCGGTCATGCTGCGATCTCCATCATTGCTTCGTCGGCCGCTCTAATGAAAGTCGCCGCCGCTTCAGCATTAATGGCGTTTCCGTAGGCGCGTAGTCGTCCCATTCTGGAGGGAGCCCCATCAACCAGCGGGAATGTGCCGGGTTCAACTGGCCGCCACTTTCCATCTCGGCATCCGATCCAGTCAGCATCTCTCCAGAAACCGTTAGTCGGGCCGGCTGATTCGTGGCGCACAATTCGACCGTCTTGCGGCTGCTGTCCGTGTTGCCCGCGGCGTTGTATCCCTTCTGCGCTGGCGTCCCAGCCATCGGCGTTGGCCAGCCGGCGAACGTCGCTACATGATTCAAGCTCACCGCCACCTTGCGGCCGTCGGGCGTCTTCCCCGTCACGCTCAAGCCCTCGAACGACTGCGATCCCTTGCTGTTGCCGACTGTCGGTGTCGGCCATCCCGCCAACCACGCCACGCGGCCGAGCAGTGAGTTCAGTGGCACGTTGGCGCACTCCGCGCCGTCCTTCCAGTCCCGCGTTGTCGGAGTCGGCCATCCAGTAGAGGCGATCTCTGATGTGCGGTGCGCCGACGCCCGCAGACGGGAACGGCGTCGCCCCGACCCGGTATCCCACGCCTTCCAGGTCAGTTTGTACAAGGTCGATCCAAGGCTCTGCATCCTTGCTCGCAACTTGCTCTCCAAGGATGACTGAAGGGCGGCACTGGCTAATGAGGTGGAAAAATGCGGGCCAAAGGTGCCGCTCGTCATCAAACCCAGTTCCTTCGCCTGCCTGGCTGAAAGGTTGGCACGGACAGGAACCGGTCCAAACAGATCGATCGTCAGCCCATCCGGCTTGTCGAAGTGCGCGAGACCATACGCCAATCCCGGCGAAGAAATGGCACTGTGTGTATCCCCGAAGGTCGTCCGGTCTAACATCCTCGATACTCCGTTCGTCTACGTCGCCGGCGGCAATGTGGCCGGCCGCTATCAGATTGCGCAACCACTGCGCAGCGTATGGGTCGATCTCGTTGTAATAGGCTCCGCTCATGCTGCCAGTTCCTCATATCCGGGCGGCGCACTGAGCGGGATGCCATTCTCGACAAACCATGCTTGAACATATTCCAGAAGGCTGTTCATGCGCTTCTGGCCCATGCTTGCGCTGCTCTCCCTGACGTTTACAAATTCACCTTCCAGACCGGGGATGACGTCGGCGCCGATGCCGGCCGCAATAGCGTGACCGCTGATGAAAAGAACCTTCCACTGTTGAGCAGTGAAGCGGCGCCCCATATACGTCGCCTCTTTTGCTGCGACTCCGAACAGGTGATGGAGATAGCTGTTTTGTGCGATGCTGCGCGTGCGCTCTTGCAGTACGAGCATGTGACCATCGGGCCTCTTGTGCACAGCATCGGCTGCCATGCGGCGATTGTGCGGCGTGAGAAAGATCGTTAATTTGTCGCTCATCACGCCCCCATCACCATGACGCCGAGCCGGCCGCCCTTGACGATCTCGCCGCGGCATACCAGCAGCTCGTCAATTTGGCTGTCGTCGTCATATACGCCGGCATGCGTCAGCGCATCGAGCGCCGCCTTCACACGATTGTCAATATCGGCAATGCGTCGATCACGCATGCTCACATGCAGCGCCACGCATAACCGGGCGGAACCGAACTTGATCGCGTTGCGCTCGGCGACGATCTCGGCGACACGCTTGCGGAAGTCTTTGCCTTCTGCCGTTATGTACATGCCACGCGGCGACTTGCGCCAGTAGCAATTGATCGAGGGGGGCAGGGGAAGCGTCAGGAACTGAGCAACGCCGGATAATGGATGGTCTGTCATGCTTTCTTCTCGGAACGGATATACGCCCATAACTCTTTCTTCGCCCGCTCAGCCGCTGCATCGCCGGCCGCCTGCCGCACGCGCTCGACAATCGCGCTTGCTTTCGCAAACTGTCCGCTTCGCCCGTCGCGCACTGCGGCGAGGAAGCGCGCTAAACAGTCGGCTTGCGTCAGCACCATGGAATAGCCGCGAATGAAACGGTGCGCAGGATGTACCAGCAGCCATGATCCACAGAGCCGTACTCGCTATAGGCGTCGAACTTGATGCGGATCATGGTGTGCATGGCATGCTCGGTTAAACGCGGATCTCGAGCCGATCCTTGACGATCAGGCGTGCGCCGGCGATTTCCTGCCCTGCTTCGAGCGCTTTCTTGATCTCGGTCTTGTTCGGCTCGGTCTTGACGCGCATGTATTGCTGCGGCACGGCGTCTGCATCGACGACTTCGACAGACTTGTCGCGGCCTTCGCGCAGGGCAATCGTCACCAGCGGGTTTTCGATGCGCAGGCGTTGCGCAGACTTCATGTTCTGTTGCAGATAGCCTTCCAGGCGCTCGGCGCGGGCTTCCCACTTGCGCGCGCGCTCGACGATCTCTGCGGCTGCGTCGCGCATCATCTTTGCGTTAGCGGCGATTTCGCGCGAGATCAGGGCGCAGCCGACAGCCTTCTTGTCGAAGTCCTCGGCGCAGCCTTCAAGCGTGTCCTCGATGGTCGTGTCGTCGAAACCTGCATCCATCAGGTCGTTGCGGATTGCCAGCAGCTCGCCGGTCAACTGGTAGAGTGGTGCGTTCATTTCGGTTCCTTTTGATTGTGTGTGCTGCGGTATCGGTGCATGCATAAAGATACCATGACGGTATCTGTAGCGGTCAAATTTTTTTACGTCGCAGGCCGCGCCATTCGAAGCCGCCTTGGCGCTCTGCTTCACTGCTTGGCCGGTGCTTGCACGACTCGGCACCGTGTGGCGTCTGCGCCGTGTATGACCATCGATTGCCGGTCCAGTAGCTGAACAGGCGAAAGATGGTCTTGCCGTTCGGCTTGCGGCGCACTTCGTAGACGCCGATGTGCAGCGGCTTTATGCTCTTGTCAAACCAGTCTGTGAACTCTTGCATGTGAGGTCTCCTGGCTGACGCCGGCGCGGGCCGGCGACGCGGTTTAGTGCGTGGTCAGAATGGGATGTCGTCGTCCATTTCATCGAATCCGCCGCCAGCAGGCGCCGATGCATGGCGCGTCGCTGCGGGTTGCGCTGCCGGCGCATTACGCAACGGACGATGACGCAGGCTTTGGATCATCTTCGGAAGCTGTTGCGCGTTCACCTTCTTGTCGAGGATTTCCGAAGCCATGAGTTCGCTGCTGGCTTCGAAGAAAGCGGCCGGCACGACCTTCGTTACGACTGATCCGTCGTTTTTCAGGTAGTCCTCCGTCTCGAACAGGATGCCGACCGGCTTGTCCATCAGATCAAGGAACACGTTCGCGTTGAATTCCTGAACCTGTTGCGTGTCGCGATCCCATTTCTTGACGACCGCTTCGCTCGGCGCGATGTTCTTGACGCGCAAGCACGTCATCAGCGCTTGCAGTTGCTTGAAGCCGAAGAGTTCTTTCTCTGAAGCGTTGAAAGTCCAGAGGGTGAAGTTCGCCGTCTGCTTGTCATCGGTCACGAACGCGAAGTCGATGCCGCGCGTGCCCTTGGAGCTTTGAATGTCCTCGGCGCGCGTGAATTGGCCGACGTATTTGCCGATCTCGTTGATGCGCTCGCTACGCTGCTCAGCCTGGCGTGCTGCTTGTGCGTTCAATGCGTACATTTGATGTTGTCCTGTAGAAGTAAGGTTCGTTTGTTCTGGCTGTTCTAGGCTCAGAATTGAGGCAATTAAGCGGCTTGCCGGATGCCGTAATACTCTGCAATCGCTTCGTCGACCGCACGCAGATCGTTCGGAACTCGCTCGTCTTCGAACAGGCCCATCGGGCTTTTTACGGTGTCGCGCCCGCTGTTGCGCGTCGTGAACGTGTATTCGCCGTCGACAACGTCGGTCTTGAGTACGATCGTGAACAGGCCTTCGACCGTGATCTTCTCGTCGAGAAGGCGTCCGATAGTCTTGGCTTTAGTGTGGCCCGAATCGAGCTGTTCGCTGTGCGTCAGGATGTAGACGCGCACGTCATCAGCAAGGTTGTTCGCAGCCGTCAGCACATCCCATGCGTGCTTGCCGATCTCGGTGAACTTCTGAAACCCGGTTTCCGAGCTGCGGCGCATGAACTCGTTCGCGAGCAGATACTGGAAGTCGTCGATGACGATCGTCTTGCGCTTTGTCTTCCCCAGTAGGTCGACGATTCGGTTCGCGTCGTCAGTGACGATCATGTTCCCGGTCGTGTTCTCCCTGGACAGATACGACCAACCTTTAGCCCGAAAGGGCAGGGGCTTCTTAACGACCTGAATCAAAAGGGTCTGCGAAGGGTCCAGATTGCGAAGCGAAGTGCTCTTTCCTGTCCCGCTTTGTCCGATAACCAGCGTTGCTGTGCTCATGGCATTTCTCCTGTTCTTGCAATTCGTGCTGTTCGTAAAGTTCGAGTTCTTGCTGCCACTGCCAGTCGTCGTCTGGCTCGTACATCACGACACCTTGCAGCGTTGGTATTGGCGAGACACATTCGGCGGGACATACGCACCGCTGATCCGAACGCGGGGCTGAACACCGCGACGAGCGAGATCGGCTTTGGCTGCACGCTGGCGCTGCTCAGTGCGCGCGCCGAGTGCTTTGTATTGGCTGTCGATGATCTCGGCTTGCGAGAGGCGCACATTCGTCTGGACGTGGCGCAGGTCATTCAGTGACTTGGCGATCAGTTGCATACCGGGCTCGCATGGAAAGTGAGGACGATCATCACGGCGAGAGCCATTGCGCACGCGCCAGCAGAGAAAGCGAGAAACAGGTCGTTGACCTTGCAAACGCTAGCTACCACGGTATCCGTCGCGTGCAAATTTTTTTCCGCAACGTCGGCCTGACGCGGGCGGAAAATCGCTGCGGAGCATAATAATAACGCGGACTTCAGTTGCGATGCAGTGTTCATGATGATTTCGTTCCGTTCGTGGTTTTGGTTTGTGTTTTGTCCTGCTGAGATGAAGGATACTAAAACGGTATCTGTAACGCAAGTGCTTTTTGCGAGAAAAATGTGCGCGCGCCTACAAACGCATCCACGTCTGATAGTCGGCTTCGCTCAGTCGATCGCCTGGAAGCGCTGCCTTTGCGTCTGGCTTGTGCGCGTCGCAATACTCGCGGCCTTCGTGCTGCCAATGCGCCTTCACGCGCGGGCCTAACTTGCGGCACACGCAGCAGTAGCGCCAGCCGCCGCGCTCGATCATGTCTTTCGTGATCCGCTTCATGGCTGGGCCGCCTGTGAGCGAGCGAGCTGCCACAGCCGCGGATCGGCCTTGGTCATGGCGTCCAACAGAAGCCGCTTTTCTTCGAGATAGGTGACAGCGAACTTGGGATCGTGCTTGACGATGCTCGACGTGTTGCTGATTAGGTCGGCGCACTTGATCGTCTGTATCCAAGCAGGCACCGCAGCCAGTCGGGCCCGTGACGCAGCCTTGCGCGCGGCGCGGTTCCCCGTTTCCAGGTCAGACAGCAGAATGACGCCGGCCGTCACGATCTCGCCGAACTGCTCGCGCAAGGTTTCGGCAGACACGCCCTGATCTTCGATGCAATCGTGCAGCCACGCAACGGCTACCGCGTGATCGGTATCTAGCGCGACCGTCGCCACGATGCCCGCCACCTCGGCCAGATGGTCGACATACGGGTTGCCGGTGTACTTGCGCACCTGATCCTTGTGCGCTTCACGCGCAAACATCATGGCTCTGTATGCGATGCTCATCAGTGCACTCCCGTCGCGTGAAACGTGCGATGCATCTGGCCGGCGATCTGCACGGATGCTTGCAGGGCGGCAGCCGACTCCAGGCATTGCGCCGCGATCTGGTGCGCCGGGCTATCGTGGAGCGCGTCAGCAGCAGCCTTAAGCGCGGCGATGGCGTCTATAACCTTGTCTGAACTAACTTGCATCATCTTCTCCGTCCGCGCTTCCCGCGCCAGTCTGGTTTAATAGGCCACCGCGTAGCCCATTCGAGCGCGGCCATAATCGTTCGCCAGTTCTCTTTCGAGTTCTGTATTGCCGGGCCGGCATAGTCGAAATATTTGGGCGGCACTTCGACGGCTAGTGAATCCAGAACGGAAGCCTTCACTGCAACGTGTTCGCCTTGGTGGTAATAGGGCAAGTGCGCCTCAATGCTGCCGCGGCTGTACCTCCCCGCGCGCGGCAAGACCGGCGTATAGCCGCAGTCATCTGGCCGCCAGAGCGTGATGTATTCGTGATCCCGGTGAGTGTGGCAGACGGCCACGACGTAGTAGTCGCTCATCGTCCACCTCGATTGAGTAACACTGTGAGCAGGGCGCAGATCGCCAATCCAATAAGCAAGGCGGGTAAGGCGCTCATGCTTCACCTCGCGCGCGGATCATTGCGTCGGCCATCTTGAAGGCATGCTGCGCGATCCGGTCATATGCTTCCGGTATGTCGTGAAGATGGCTTTGTGGCATAGGTACGGCCGCCATCGCCTTCGCTGCGAAATAGTCGCGCGTCGTGATTCCGAGACTGATAAATGGCGTCTCGTTCAAGTCGCCGCACCAGGGAAACGCTGGTCCGCCAGTTTTGATCTCGCTCATTGCAATGCTCCCGTAACTTGCGCAGCTTGAAGGTCCGCCATATGCATCGCAGCACGAAGAGCGGCAGCAGACTTGATGCATTCCGCTGCAAGCATCACTGCAACCTGATCTTCGCCATGCGTTTTAATCAGGTGATCTGCGGTCACGTTGAGCGCGGACATGGCTTCGATGACCTTGCTGAGGCTGATTTCGACCATCACACACCGCCTGCAAGCCGGCGCTTCACGATGACTTCCTTCGCATCGGTAAGCAGCGTGTGAATCGTATGCAGGTCGTCTTTGTTGCCACGCGCCAGAGCGGTCATGAACGACTCGCGTTGCGGGCCGGTCAGCTCGACCAACAGTTCCATCAGGTCATCAAACGTGACCTCGCGCTCTACCTGCTCGCGGCGATCTTCTGCGGCCAATGTTGCGTTGTCGGCTGCTTCGAGATCCCGGTCGCACAGCCAATTGCCGTATGCTTGCGTGCGGGAAACTAACTGAGGTACGTGGCTCATGATTCCGTCCTTGTTGTTTGGCTGCGAATACCGCGTTGGTGTGTCGATGGATTGAACGATACCAAAATAGTATCCGTAACGCAAGCGAAGAATCACTGTTGCGTTTCTGCCTCACGCTCGATCCAATTGCGGCGCTCGAACGCGGGCCGTAACTTCTCGTGCGCTGACTTGCGCAAATCCGCGATTGCTGGCGTCACCTTGGCGGCTGCTCGCGCGACTGTCTGCGGATGGATGCCGCACTCGCGCGCAATGCGATTCAGGCTCGGGCAATACTGGCAGCCAAAGATGAATTCCCGCGCGACCAGCATGCGAACCATCGTGCGATTGCGGTGCGCTCCTTCGAGCAGGCATACAAGCCGCTCTACGCCCGCGTGACGCTCTCCGCGCTCTCCGCCATAGGTGGCATCCAGCAGGGCGCGCTGATCGATCGACAGGTGCGATTCAATGACGTCGTGCACGTATTGCGCCTGTGCCTTCTTCTCGTGGACCGATAGCAGTAGGGCGGCTCCGTCTGGTCCGGTGTATTCCCCAATCTGCCCGATCTTGACGCCGGGCCGCGCGCGCCATGTGTAGGCGAAGGAAAGCGCCGCGTCCATTGAGCGGAACATCGGCGCGCGACTGTCATCTTCCGGCTTAGGAGTGCGAAGGGTGAGCCGGCCAAGCGAGCTTTCGTGTGCGGTGCATACTTGCATATCGGTCCTTGGTCAGTGGAGCGGGGCGGTCAACAGATCCGGGGCGGCTTGGATTACCTTCACAGTCATGCCGGTGTGGGGGCATTTTCGCGTGCCGGGCTCGAACACACGGCCATCAGCGCGCAGCTCGGCGATACGCGCGCAGACTGACGAGAGACGGATGCCGGTCAGGTTCGAAATGTCGAGGCGGGATAAGGCCGTCGCCGGGATCGTGCGCAGTAGGGCGAGGATCTTGGCTTGCTGGTTGGCAACTGTGCCGTCATCGCGCACGGAAACGTAGGCTAAGAAACTGGTCTCGCTCGTTATCACGCTGGCTCCTTGATGTCGTCGGTTACTTCGTCGGTGACGGGAACGCCGCTGATAGGCGTCAAATGACAATCACCCGTGACCGCAACCTCAAACGAGTAAAGTTCGCCTGTGGACATGCGCCACGGAAGTGGAGAGGATGATTTCACTACCCAACTGAACCTGGTTGGCTCAACCCGGAACAACTTCCCCGAAGTTGCTGTAAAAATCTCGCCCCAGACTGCCGGCCTGATCACCTCAACGATGCGCCCGATGGTTTCGGGCGTCCTATTTGTGCCCGTTATGATCGCCAGATCACCCGGTTTGCAGTTCATGCTGCTTCCTCCTCGCGCATCGCCTTCCAGCGCGTCAGTGTGTCGATCGCATCCTGAATGTCGCGCCCAATGTCCTTGTGGCCACGGCCGCCGGCGACGAGCAGCTTTTTCACTGCGTGCTGAAGGCATGGATCAGTCACGCCGAAGATGCTGAGCACGCGGTAGATGTCGATGCTGTTGAACGGGCAGGGCCGGAAGTAATGCGAGTGCGCAGTGACAGGCGCAGGGAGATCGGCCGGCTCCGGGCGATGGAACATTTCGAGATCGTTCGTCATGAAGTGGAGCGGCCCGGCGCTGCCATCACGCATCACCAGCACGTATTCAGACCCGGCGACGGTGTTCGTGACGGTCCCGACAGAGCCGCGGCTGAAGTTCGCGGTCATGCGAACGCGCACGCGGTCGCCTTTCTTGAATTCGCTCATGTGCTGGCTCCCATCCGAACAATCGCGTTGACAGCGTTCAGCAGCGTCGGATCAACTTTCGGGAACCGGCGGTTGTCGCGACGGTACTTTGCGTCGACCTCGGCTTCCGTCAGCTTTGGCCGCGGCGCCGGCGTTGGTCGCAGCGGTACGTTCTCGCCCTTGCCGATCACGTACCGGACAGCGCGGCGATAGCCGTTGTTGTCGATTGCGCGGAACTCCTGGTCGCGGCCCGGAACGCGCGCGCGGCGTAAGTATTCGTTGACCACTGATAATTCGCGCCCAATGCCCTCGGATATTTCCTGCGCAGTGCGCGGCTTGCCGTCAGCCATCAGATTGCGAATTAAGTCGGCAGTGAATACGCGTGTGGTCATGCAACCTCCTGAATGCGCTCGGCCTTTTCTCGATAGCCGGCCGCAGCAATTGAACTGAATGCCCAAAACGCTGCATAGTCGAACTGGCCGTACCAGGCGAAAAGGATGACGACAGCGACGTCGCCAACCCCCGTCACCCATCGGGTGATTCTCGGAAGCGGTTCGAGATGCTTTCCTGGCTCGGCAAAGAGCGTCGCCACGCCGCAAGCCAGCGACACATACACCCAAAACCGGATGACGTTGCGCGCTCCCTCAATGCCGAAGCCATACCACGCGACAGCGAGGCCAGCGAATAACGCGACATAGGCGATGTGTTTGATCGAGCGCATCATGCTTGACCTCCGCTTGCGGATTGACCGGCGGCCTTGCGTTCAGATTCGAGCGCTGCCGAAGCCATGAGGCTGACTTGCAGACCGAGCGCCACCGAGAAGCGAGCGGCATACACCAGGCTCATCTTGTAGCCCTTGTGATTTTCCAACTCCCACACGTAAGATTTTGACGAACCGGTTGCATCAGCAACGTCTTCAAGGGTCATTCCGAGCGCTTCACGCCGCGATTTAAGCAATTGTCCAAGGTTCATTTCTTCGCCTTCCAGTGAACATACCCAGCATCGTCAATGTGGTCGATTCGATCCGTGAGAGCTTTCTGTTCTGCCTCGACACGCGAACGATGAAAGCTATCCGCGTATTCGCGCATCTGGTCCATCGTGTACCGCCTGTCAGGATTCGAGTTTTCGTACAGCACAACTACAAAGTCAGGATGCCAACTCGACGCTGATTGCGCCTCCGCACCCTGCGCCAAATTGGCGGAAGTTGATGCGGCGCGGGCCGCGAGATTCTCGATGAACTGAAGGTAATCGTCATCTTCAGTGCATCCAGCGTCGCTCAATACCAAGCCGAGCTTTTCTTGCTCGCGGTTTAGGGTGCCGACGTAGTGCAATATTTGATCGCCCCAGCATTCAGTCGAGTTGTCATCAAGGCCGACGAGCAGATATGAGTGTTCAGCGGCTTTCTGCCCCGCTGGCGAGTCTTCGCCAGCAATCCGCGGCATCCAGTAGAACAACGCCTTCTGAAGCTCGCGGATGATCTCCCGCCCGTCCTGCTCGGCAGGTTGCGCGAATCCGTTCCACGGGCGCGGGCCACTAAAGCCCTCCGAATCCGGGCCGTCAGGAAAGTCCGGGCCATTTTCAGCGGTGAGTGCTCGCTTAAGCGCTATCACACGGCCTGTGTATCCATCTCCGAGGAATGCATCGAGCAATGGCAACACGCGCCGCGCCTCAATGTGCCTACCAGGGCAGTTAGCCTTGGGGTCAGTCAGTGTTGAAATCAACTCACGCACATCTTGAAACATGGTTGCGTTTCGGGCGGCAATCATAAATTCGGCAGCTTTTTCCCTCGCCTCACGACGCTCGTCCTGCTCGGCGGATTGCTCAGGCTGTTGCGGGGCGATGAATATGACGCGCGCCCATTGCGGAAAGCGCTTCACAGTCCGCTCGTATTCATCGCGGCTAACGTCGGCCCACGCATTGCCGACCATCTGCGTCTGATAGATCGGCTCCGCTTGCGCCGCCTTTTCGGCGTCTGGTTGCGAACCGGCGTCGGCAATAAATTCGCAATCCGCGATGCAACTCTTCAATTCCGCCGTGGCCAGGCGAATTTCTGCGGCTGCCTGCATTGGATCGGATGCGTTTTCTAGCCATCGAGCCGTGCATTCCATCGAAAAAAGCACGCCGTCGAACGCGCGTTTTTGACGACTACTGTATGTTTGTACAGTACTCCGTTCTAATGATGCCTCGTTAGTGTTCATTCTCAGTTCCTTTTTTTATTTGTTCATATGAAAGAGTTTTAGGCGATTTCGGACCTAAAAACCGATACCGTAAGTATAAACGGATACCGCGGCGGTATCCATCAAATTCGCAAAAAAGATGTGCTTAGGCGCGAGCACGATGTGATTCCCAATCGAACGCCAGAACGCGACCGCCACCTTCCCGCAATCGATCAACGACTCGCGCTGACAGATACTTCTCGATTCCGCCTAGATCCTCATTCGAGGCAATGATGGTCGGTCGGCGCGCGTCGTACCGCCCATTGAGTATCGCAAACAGAATCATCTGCTCGTTGTCGCCGCCGCCCTGAACGCCGACTTCATCGAGAATCAGCAGATCCGGGTCGACCATCCTTTGAATCGCTTCGCGCTCAGACATTCGCGAATCTCGGCGGTACGCCTCGCGCACAAACTGGACCGCCTCATACGTGCGCGCAAACAGCGGCAGGGCGCCGCGGCGAGCAACGACGCGCGCAATGGAGATCGCAAGGTGCGTTTTTCCTGTTCCGAACAGCCCGCACATGATGAGGTTTCGGCCGTTCGTGCTGACGTCATCCCATTGCGCGGCGTACTCGCGGCAGGCGTCAAGCACCTGTTGCTGAGCAGGAGTTTCTGCCAGATACGTTTCGAACGATGCCGACTCGAAGCGCTTAGGGATGGCCGCGCCTTTCCACCCGCTCAGCAGAGCATCGCGCCGAGCTGTACGCGTTTGTTCTTCCTGCAACTTCAGGTTTTCTGCCTTCCGTCGATCATCGTTACACTTCTCGCAACCGGGCCAGCGCATAGCTCCTGCGAGAAATCCGCCCCTCTCTTTGTATTCTCCGTGAGTAGGGCAGATCGAGTCGCGTTCCTCGAATCTGATGTGCCCCATGAGCGCGCCGATTGATTGCGGGTGCCTAGAACGTTCCGTCTGCATTGATACCCCTCCGATAGTCGATGCCCTTGAAGTCCGCAGCCGTTACCGGCTTGCGGTATTGCGTTTTTCCGCCAGATGCTCCGCCACGCCCTGCGCCCCCTTGATTCGTCTCGTAGACGTCTTGCCAGCAATTCAGAGTCGATTTGTCTAGCAGCAGCGTCACGTCATGGCCGGCATCGCGAAGCGTTGAGAGCTTCTGGATCATCAGACCGATGGCATGGTCAGTCATCGGCTTCTTGATTTTTTTGCGCATCGCGACGAAGGCATCCCAGCTCGTCTCATTGATCCATTCAGGTAACGATAAGGGCGCGCTCGCGCCTTTGTTTTTAAATGACGGTTCACTGATGGATATATTGACGGTTTGGGTGTCATGGGTGCTACCCGTCTCCGCGCACCCATGCGACCCGTCTCGCGCATCCATGCGACCCCTAGCATCGGCGCTACCCCTTGCACCAGTGCCACCCGTCTCATCCTGATCGGAGATTTTCTCGGGCAGCGCTTTCAGCTTCGGAACGATTACCTTGTACTGTCGTGTTGCCCCAGGTGCTCCGCCGTTCGCGTTCCCAATGACGGCGACATAACCGTCATTGATCAAGCCGTGCAACAGCCGGCGCGCCTGCGACTCGCTAACGCGGATCTTGGCGGCCAGCGTGGCGATGGACGGGTACAGGCTGCCCCCGTCATCAGCGCACCAGTCAGCCAGCGCAAGCATCGCCAGAAGTTCGCTCCCCGATGCCGGGAAGCGGTCCCATACGAGCGTCATTACCTTGATGCTCATGCTTTGTCGTCCACCAGGTATCCCAGGTCAAGAAGCTCACGAAAAGCCTCGCGGTTTCCACGCTCGCCGCTGAGGTCTCGCGTGAATACATCGACATCAATCTCTGGATGCGCATCGATGAAGATCATCAGCCCGCGCGCATGCCAGGACAGACGCGGGTTATCGATCAGCGATCTGCGGATCGCCGCGGTTTCATTTGTTGCCCGGATGATTGGCATATCAGTTAGCCCGTTGTTCGGTTGATCGGGGAGCGGCAATGGCCCGCGCAGGTACGCGGGCGTCGCTCATTCTGTTTCCTGTTCGGTTTGTTCAAGCGGAACATCAGGCAGATTGGGGATCGGCTCGATCACGGCCGGCCCGCGCGCTTTGCCTACGAGCTTCGGCATTTCGTGGCGCAATCCGATCATGTCGATGACGGTCAGGTGCGGCTTGTTCGGTCCAACTAACTGCGCGCTGACTCGAGCGAATTCGAGCGCGCGTTTTTTGCCCACCACCTTGTGACCGTTGCGGATGTTGCTCCAGTAGATCGCGCCGATTCCGATCACGTCGAGCAGCTGGTTGACGACCTTCGCCCCGTATGCATCGTGAAATTCTTGTGCGTTCAAGTTATGGCTCCTTTGCCGGGTTATAATTGCACTACAGTATAGCATCGGATACCGTGACGGTTAGCGAGTTACACGA